ATGTGATTTCCTTAACTTTGGTCTGCCCTTTCTGCACCATAATAGTGCTAGAGCCTGCACGCACCGGGCGCACATCTGATGCACCGAATGTGGTTTCACGCAACACGTTCACATTCGTAGGTGTAACAGGCTGTGTGCCAGAGCCGCCAGACATCGTAAACTCTGCGCTACTTGTCAGGATTTGTAAGAAACGGCCTTGAATCATGTGCTTAATCACGTTCACTTGGTCAGACGCAATCGTGACGTTAATCGCCTTGTCGTCTTCTGTTCCCGGCTCATGGTTCTCAAAATCGGCAGTAACTGAACCAAAGATTGTTTGTGGCTGGTTTACTGTGCCAGCGAAAAACAATCGCTCCTCGTAAAACGCCACCGCCCTTGGGTAGCCGTTCTTTTCGCTAAACGCACCCTCAGACCATGTTTTAACACCCGCAGACAAGCCAGCGCTGCCGCCACTCGTGTATGCTGTGTAGCCTGTAGAGTCGATGCCAGAAAGCTGAAAGGTGTTGGTAGTTGCGCCAGCAACGGTAAATACAAGGTTATTGACCTCTGTCATGCCAACAACATTTCTAATGATAATCTTTTCGCCGTTAGTAAAGCCATGAGAAGATGCTGTTACAACTGCCGGATTTGCTTGAGTTATGTTCGTTATCGTTGCCGTCAAATCTGCAACGTGGTTGTCCGATACTCTTTCGACTACTTCTACAGTAGCGATATATCCAGATGTAACGCCAGTGACTTTAACGTAACCACTTCCATTATGCAGAAACTCCCACTGTGTAAAACCAGTGGAGCTATCGTGATACGACTCAGTGCCTTCAATATGCACAGGTGGCGTATTGCCTGTTGTTGTTGTTGAGCCTGTTACGTTTTTATAAACATTGTCATTGTAATAAACCAAATCATTATTGGCATAAGTTTCCCCAGCAGCCCAAGCCTCGTGATTAATCTCAACTGGCTTTCTAAACCTAAACAATGCGCCAACGTGGTCAGCTACAAAATAGTCGCTTGTTGATGTCATTATGACACCAGTGCCAGGTGCTGATGACGAAAGCTCTAGTTTTGTCTCTGTTATGTTTTCATCAAGATATGGCCCATCGACAAAATCAATGTCGTTGAACGTAAAGCTGCTTGCTGTCGTCCGGGTTAGCTTGGCAGGCGGGTGGTTCTTATGTGCAAAGTAAATAACGTCAGCAGACTGCGTGTAATTCAGTTCGAATATCTCTGTTGCTGAATACGGTGTCACAACCTCAACAGCTGAACCGCCGGATACAAGCAAACCACCGTCAACATAAAAGCGCATGTAGTTTGCGCCCAGTTCAATCACATATGCCTGCTCGTCACTAAACTCGAATGGTATCAGCCGCACCTTGCCGTTGCTCTTTGATGAGCCCGCATAGTATGTACCCGGCCTGCGTGTCGCGCCGCCTTGCGGAAACACCAGCATATTTGTCAGCTGCTGCACACCGCTCTGATACTTTTGCAAATCAATACGGCCTTCAAGTCTAGGCGACAGTTCGCCAGACTGAAAGTTTGTGACGATAGTGGATACACGCGCCATGTTAGAACCTTACATTGATAAAGTCATCGGCCTGAATTTGGTCTGGCATACCTTCCATAGCGTCAGCTGAACGAGCCTCACGCATCTTTTGCTGGTAACGCTGTTCCATAAGCTGCGCAATGTTTGAACTGCCTGTAATGGCGTAGGCTGTTTCAGCCGCTAGTGCGCTGGCAATAGTGCTGGACAGCATTGAGTCGTATGACTCTGTGTCTTCAATCCGGCCAATGTACACAATCTTGCATGTGTCTTCGTTGCTCAGAATCTTCCGGCCTTCAACCTTGTACATAATCTGGCTGTCATACGCCGCAATTTCATTGTTCACATTGCTGTTCCAGAATGATAACAGCCGCAAACAGTAAGGGTCTGTGGGCAATGTGTACTGATACGAAAAGCCAAATGCAGGCGCTTCGCTATCCTTTGGCAACGACTTGCGTGTGATTGCTACGTTCCAAGGATGTGAGCGCAACACAGCATCCCGCACGGTTTCAAACCTACGGTTACATAGTCTGGCTTCTTTTGAGTTTTCTGTCAGCGAGGTAATGGTTGCCGCGCCCAGTAGGTCCATCGCCTCGTTACAAATATCCACTACTGAAGGCATTGTCTTACCAACCTCTCTACACTTATCAACACGCCTTTGCTTGCGCCTGAGTCACCGCCGTTGACTATCTGCCCTGCTTTGTGGGCTTCTCTTGCCAAAGCTTTTAACCTATCTGTCGGCAATAATACCACAGTTTTGTCTGCAAGTATAAATGCCCAAAACGCGGCCTCTGTGGTGCTTATGCCTGACGGCTTATCCCTACAAAAAAACTCCACAAACACATTACCTGTCTGTGAAGCCATGAAGTCGCGTTTAACTTCTATTGTCTTACTTTCTAATAAATCGCCTAGCCATTTTTCGTGTAGCTGGCCTACCTCTAGGTCATACCTGAAATCGTTGTTCTGTTTCACATACAACCCCCAAGGAAAAGAGGGGGCGGTTGCCCGCCCCCGCTATGCTTAGTCTGGAGATTCGTCACAGTCGATTTGTACGACTTTGGCTTCTTCCATCCGTACCGCACCAAGTGACATGCAGTAGTAGACTTGAGTTGCGTAACTCTTGTCTGCCCGCTCGTCAATGCGTGCTGATACGTCTTTGCCGAGACCAAGTGTGATGCCATCTTCTGCCCATGCAAAGCAGTTACGAACATCGTCAGTCTCTGAACCATCGCTTGTGGTGAGGCGGTTGGTCATAATGAACTTAAAGCCCATGAATGTGTCCAGTTCGCCCTGTACCAAAGCTTTGATGCTGTTGAAGTCGCTTGACGTTACGTTGGTGTCAGCCAACAGTGCTTGGATTTGGCTTGGCCCTACAGCGATGTAACGCTGAATTGATGGGTCAACGTCACCTGAATCGAGCATGTACTTTGCTTCGCGCAGTTTAGCCAGAGTCAGGTTTGTGTTGCCGTTAGCAATGCTGTTGCTGATGGTAGCTGAACCAGAGCCAGTCTCACCAGTAGCAGCTGTGCCAAGGGCAGCCGTGATGATAACGTCATCCATTGCGCGGCCCATAGCTGCTGCTGCGGCCTTTGCATAAGATGATGTTGGGTCGATAAGCATGCGAATCTTATCTTGGTCGTCAATAAGGTCTGCATACTCGTAGTCTGCCAAAGTCAGACGACGCCGTGAGTGTGGCGTGTCAATCTGTGGCGTATCAGCGTGGCGAGTTGTACGCGCTTGCGCAGTAGCTACACCAATCTGGTCGATGAAGGCATTCTTGCCAACAACATTCTCAATACGCACCGCATCACGCAGACGAGAACCCATCTGCTGTGATAGCATCTGCACGTTTGCAGAATACTGTTGTACAAATGCCGTGGTTACTTGTGTGGACATAATGTCCTCCTTTGCTTCACGGTTTCATTTACACGAATTGCGGTGTGCTACCCTTGCGGACACTCCTAGTTTTTTGAGCCCTTTTGGGGCTGTCGTCTTCCCGACTGCCAACAGGACGAGATGACTCGCTACCCTGCGTGACCCACTTGTAGTACCTGTCTGCAAGTGAGTCGGGGTTTAACACATCACGCTGTGTGCCATACTCTAGCGCAACGCGTAAACACTCTAACCTAACCTCGACATCATCCATGGATGTACGTCATTAGTTCCTGAACCCTGTCTATCGCCTGCTGGCGACCTACAATGTTCTTAGAATCTGTGTACACCGATGAGGTCATAATCGAATTTATCTCCGCTTGAGCGGCATCTTTCGACATAAACCCTGCCTGTGTCGAGTCAGAAACTGTGTCTTCACTAGTGACACTATGCCTGAAGGCTGCAATGTTTGCAAATGCCTTAATAAATTCAGGGTGATTGCCAATCTTTGTGCCGTCAGCAAGCTGCATCTCTAGCACATCTGGTGAAGCAAATTCCTGAAAAGCATTTGCAGCTGCCTGTATTTTGCTATCGTATGCCTCGCCCCACTCTTGCTTGAGTTCGGTTTGCACTTGCTGCTGATACTGCTGCTCATTGTGTTGCATTTTTGCAACACTACCTTCCGACATTGACTTGTAATATTCCAAGATACCTGATGCTTGGTCAGGTGTCAGTCTTAGTTGATGGGCTACGCCTTTGAAATCATTGGCGATTTCTTCTGTGACGATATTGCCGTCAGCTGTTACGTTGTAGCCGTCTGGTGTTTCTGGTCTGCCCAATCTCCCATAGATGTTGTCCAAATCTTCATCCGTTGGATTGACTGGTAGTGGCAGCTTGTCAGCACCAATCAGTCTTTGCGCATTTACATAAGACCGGGCCAAGTTACCCACATCACGGATAGGGTTTAGGCTTGGATGGTCACGCAGTTCCTCTGGAATCATGTTCAGAAAATCGTGACCAGACCCGCCTTGTGCTACCTCTGCTGGGGTTTCCAGCACGGTTGCCTCTGGCTGGGCTACCTGTTCGATTGCTTCTTCAGACATTACTTCTCCTCTGTCATCATGTTGTGTATGTGAAGGATAACAGCACGTTTCCCTTCTTCAAAAGCTGTGGCGTTGGCATCGCCTGCCACATAGCTTGAAGCACGCCAGTTACAACGTGCCTCAAGGTCTTTCAGAACTTTCACCCCTGCATCGGAGTCGAAAGTCTGTTTATACATATCTTTTAACTGTTCGATTTCTTTCATTCGCCAACCATCCTAACGGCTTGTGCTGCTTGCGCCGTGGTGTACACATCTTCTTGTTCCATNTGGCGCTGTTGCATCATTGCCTCTTGTTCTGCGCGGGCCTTGCGTGTCTCAGCTACCTCACGGCTAGTGCGCAGTGTNGTCTTTGGAACGCCCAGCGCATCAGTGACATGCTCGACAAGCCCATCAGGGTCAAGGTGGTCGCCCACTGGAAGCGACTGTGACAATGGAAGCAGTATCTCAAGAGCCCTCATTGTGTTGTTAAGGCTGTTAGATTTCTGTGCCTTTGCCAGCGGTGATACATATTCGATGTCGATGTCACGGCCCTGCAAGATTTCTGGTGGTGTTGCCAGCATGTTTTCACGCAGCATT